ATACTATCTCTGTCAGCAGCAAGCTGTTTAAAGCGAAGCTGCTGGATTACTACTACATCCGTCGCGCTGAATCCTCCATCGGCAAGGGTTCCCGCTTCCAGATGGTGAAAGCCTACTGGGGCAAGTCCACACTGGTCAGCAGTAACGCCGCTGGCGGCTGGAACATCGCGGATATTCCCTCCACGTTCAGCAATGACAACCTTACCGGTAAATTCACTGAAACGCCTCTGGTCCTCACCAGCACGGGCGCTGATATCTCGATCACCATTCAGCTGGATGAAGCCATTCTTCCGGAAGGCAAAGCCTATGATCTCAATACGCTGACGCTGGTGGACGCTGACGGCAATGCGTTTGCTGTGCTATGCCTGCAGCAGGACACCGTATTCCGTGGTAAGGCCTACCGTCTTATCGTCACCATCGAACAGAAAACGGCGTAACGCACATGAGCAGTAATGAAATTACCGATATCGGCGTTATGGCGGGGAAAGCATATGGCACCGCACCGCTGTCGGCGGATATGCAGTACCTGGAGACTTACACCAGTTCCGCTTTAAACCGCAAACTGAAGGGCATTGTGCGATCCGGCTTTTACCTGGGCTTTGCGCCGGTCGCCGGTTCCGGTATGAATGTCGTCGTTACCTCAAAAGGGGCGGAAGGCGGGCAGGGCGCGGCCTCAATCGACGTAAACGCCCACCAGATCACCATACAGCACCTGGCCGATCTGACGTTGCCGGTCGTGGCGGGCAAAACTACCCGTATCGTGCTGGAAGCAAACTACAAGCTGGGCGTGAAGACAGATCAGGTAGATATCACTTCCACAGTTGAGGCCGCACGCGTCTTTGCGCAGGATATCTCAGTTGCGCTGACGCCGAACCAGCTGGAGCTCTGCCGCGTACTTGTGCCAACTGGCACCACGCAGGTTACGCAGGCAATGATCGTCACCAACTACCGTATCAACCGGCAGGTCGGTATCACGCTGGATTCGATTTACACCAGCGACGATGAGCTGATTGCGGCTAACCTCAAGGGGCTGAAAATCCTTAAAGGCATGATCGATAAAAACATGGTCATTGCCAATAACGGCTCGGATATTCACGACAAAGCGATGTTCCGTAAAAACATCGAGCTGGATCAGCTGGTCAACGAGAAACAGCTGGTTGCAAGTGAGAATCTGGCTGATCTGCCGGACGTGCCGGAGGCGCGGGAAAATCTCGGTCTCGGTACCGCCGCACAGGCAGACCAGCAGACAAACCCTCTGGATATGACGCCGGGTGCGCTGATGGCCGTGGGTGCGTTTGGTGTGGGCGCGCCGTCTCTGGTACTGGACAGCAAAATCACCTCACTGGCCGACGTATCAGTGACTGAGCAGAATGCCTTCTGGACACTGAGCGGCACCTTCAATGACGGTCCGGTTGATCTTGGCAAAACTACGCAGACACTGCGTGGCCAGCTATTCAACATGCGCCGGAAATATGATGCCGACGCTGCACTCCTACAGCTGCTGGTGGCGCAAGGTGGCGTGATGTATCTGCGTTTGGCAGGTAAAGTTTCAGGCGACTGGGCGTGGTCCGGGCTGTCAGCCGGTGCGGATAAAAACGGCTGGCGGAAGGTGATGGACAGCGCCAGCATGACACTGGCGGACCTGGTTAATCTGGGCGCGGCAAAGGCAGGCGATAACAACGATATCACCAGCTTGAACAAGCTGACCGATATCAACACGCCAAAGCTGACGGTCTCAAAAAATCTGGACGTTGGTTCTCAAATCAGCGCTGGATACCGTATTGGTGTGATCCGTTCTGAGCCGTCTGTACCGTCGATGACATTTTTGCGGACCGACCAGCTGGATGACAAACCTCCGGCATACGAAACAGACATCATGCAGATTGTGGGCCGTGTGGCGGCAGTAAGTGGTGATGCCTGGAGCGGCAGGATCCTCGGCGGCATTACCACTACCAATATGACGCACGGCGGCGGAAAAATAGTGATAGATGCGCGTGCGTCAACCGGCGTGGTTACTGCACGCCTCGCTCTTAATGGCGGAGACGGCTTAGCCACACTGCAGGGTGCTGGCGGACTGGCTATCACCGGTGGTGGAGGCCTGTCGTCGGATGGAGCCGGACTCTTTGCCGCTGACGCAATTACGCTGCAACTGAAGCCCAAAACTAAAGACAAAGCCTACTATCTGCGCGGTAAAAAGTCAGATGACACGCTGCACTGGTATTTTGGTCAGTCCAAAGACAGTAACGATGCCGTGACGTGGGGTAACTCAATCACGAGTACATGGCTCACCCTGTCAGGCGACGGTACGGGCGAAACTAACGTTTCAACAATGAACCTCCTGAACAATGCGATTATCGGCGGCAACCTCACGGTAAACAGGGGAGCTGACTTTACCGGCCCGGTAAACGTGTTGGCGAAGGGCGCAACAGCGGTAGGCGATCTGACCAATGCCGCGCTGGTGGTAACGGGCAGTAACAGTGATGGCACTCAGGGGATCACAGTTAACAGCTTTGCACCTACCGTCTCATTCATTGATCGTGACGCAGACGCAGCTGGCTTTCGCTTGAGAGGCGAGGGCAATAGCCTGCGCCTCGATGTGGATAGCCGGAATAATGGTGTAACGTGGAACCAGAATATCGCGCTTTTCAGCGACAAAGGCCACCTTGCACTTGGCGGTGGCAGTGACAGTACTGGACGCATGCTGACGCTTGGAAACACAGCACCTGGCAAAGGCAATCTGACAGGAGCGACGCAGATTGCTGCAATGGCTTACACCAATATTGGTGCAGACGCGACAACTCGCGGTATTGGTTTTGGTGTGGAAATGTCAGTAGGTGACGGAAGCACTGGTCAAAACGTGCCGGAAGTTGTTGAGTTCTGGAGTAACAGCACAGTTGTTAATGCTAACGCGACTGTAGGGCTAATGTCGTCGTTCCGTGTTTTTGACAAAGCCAATCTCAACATTAAAGCGGCCTTTGCGTTTGAAGGGATGATGACGCAACGCGCAGGATTAAATCGGTGGAACCTGTATATGCAGGGAACGGCACCAAACTATCTGCGCGGTCAGACAATTATAGGCGGTGTGGATACTGCCACTCCAGCCAGTTATATCGCGTTGTCGGTAAAAGGCGGACTGGAAGTTAGCGATATATTAAGGGCTTCTAATGCTGCGGAGTTCAGAGGCCAGGTCAGCCTTATTTCAGCAAACCCTTATATCGACTTTAATTCATCAACTGCGAAGCTGAATGACTACGACGCCCGTATTGTGGTCGATGCAACTGATGCGGCTGTTACGGGGCAGGCAACCATGAATATCGTTGCCGGTCGTCTTAATATCAGTGCAGCGTCGCATTTGACGGGGACGCTTACAGTTGATCAAGATGCACATTTTAATAATGGCGCTTATGTAACGGGGCCATTTTGGGCATCAAACCATATAAATATTGGTAGCTTCGGAACAGGTGCTTTTGCTGGCTCTGCAGCTTCCATCAACATTGGGGATTCGGATACGGGTTTAATTTGTCCGTCTGATGGAATGCTTGACTTTTATTCCAACAATACCCGCTTCTTCACTTTGGATGGTTCTGGACCACGCGTTTATTTTGATAAGCCGATAGCCTCTGGTACTCCGGATACTTTTCGAATCATTAGCGGAGGATTTGGTGTTTTCCAGCGTTTCGATGGTACTAACTTCTATTTCATGGCAACGAACCAAAATGATCCGATGGGGACGTGGAATAATCTCAGGCCTCTTTATTTTAATGCTAGAACCGGCAGGGTCGATATGGGTCACGACGTTGCTATCGGTGGCAATTGCTACTTCAATCAGCAACTCAATGTGGGCGGCAACATCGTCGCTGGTGATCGTGTTTATACCGGCAATGGTGGCTCATTTGTTCAGAGCGACGGTAATGTTTACGGCGGATGCTGGGGGGGATACTTAAGTAACTGGATAAGCGGAACTTTCTTTCAACGTGGTTCAGGCGACATCGTTTCGGACGTACGTCTGGCAGGCGAGGGAGGAGGAATACTTAACGGGACTTATAAGGTGCCTGGTGGCTGCGTAATGACAGGATGGTATACGGAAGGCTCAACACCAGGCGGCGATACGATTTTTTATCGTGCAATTCAAAAAGCCGTGAACGGTAACTGGTACACTATTGGACAATTGTAAAAATGCTGACTCTTAAAAAACTAACGCCGTATGATCATGAACACCGCGACTTAATCATGCCTGGTGCATATTTCCTGCAAACGGAAGACGGCCTTGATTGGTACTATCATCTAACACGATTTGCGGAAGATACAATTAAAATTGCTTACGACGATGCTGGTGTCGTTCGGTTTATTGAAACAGATGCATCTAAGATCTGGCCCGCGAATTTAAGTGTGGTTGAGCTGAGTCCTGACAATGTACCAGCAGAAGCGAACAACACCGGTAACTGGTCATATAGCAACGGTAGTGTGGTTCCGCGTATTTATAGCGAAAGTGAGCTAATCATCAGAGCAGAAGCTGAGCGTGACAAGCTAATTGCTGCAGCCCGTGCAACTATGAATGAATGGCAAAATGACCTGTTACTTGATGAAATCAGCGATGAAGACCGTGCATCTCTGAAGATGTGGAATGGCTATATAAAAGCACTTAAAGCCGTCATTACTTCATCACCTGCAGAAATTGTCTGGCCAGCACCCCCTGAGCCAGTTTCAATCCGATAAAAAGCATTTAATACCTGCCTTTCACTCTAAACAGCGCCCGGAGGCGCTGTTTTTCTTTACCTCTCTAAATTACAGACTCCTTACCCTCACGCCACCTGATTACCAGGTGCTAAGGGGGGTATGTGACCGATGTAGAAAAAATGCTCGCGGTTTCGCTTCTCCTGTCTTTGCTGAGCGGCACAGGCGTATTCCTGCTGGGAGTACGCGAATACCGGATCAAACCAAACGTATTCAATTTCACCACTGAGTTGGTGCTGGCGCTGATTACCGGACTGACGGCTTATTTTTTTGCGCGACAGCAGGGACTGGACGAAATCGTGATTTACCTCGCCGTGTTGGTTTCAAGTAACAACTGGCGTGAACTTTCAACTGTGTTTAAAGAACGACTCATTGCGGCAATAAACGGCGTATTTGGGTCAAAAGGAGGCTCCGGCCAATGATTGATTTCCAGAACCTGTTTATGACAGCAATGGCGGCGGCGATGGTTATCGATCGCTGCGCATTCGCACGTAAAAAAGTGGCATTACTGGGTTGCGGTGTAGCGGTAGTGCGTGACAATGCGCTGGCCTTCCCGGTCCGCTTTAACATTGCGTGCGCGGGCAAACTGGCGGGGGCAAAAATTGAGTACTGGCTGCGCGACAGTAACGATCCGACAGTGGTTATCTCCGGCAAGCAGCGCACACTCGACCTCTCACCCAAAGGCGTGAGTGAGGAATTTCTGCTGATCGACACGCGCTATCTAGAGCCGGGTGAATGGTATCTGACGGTGCGCGTCACCCACGGCAACAGCCGCCTGAACCCGCTTTACCGAATCTTCCCACTGCAGGATACCGTCACCAGAACTTATCAGCTTAGCAAGTCAGAGCAGGGAGAATATCGTGTCGAATCCTAAGACTTACGTCCTGCTGAGCTTTGATGAACTCAACGAGAAGGGACTGGCGAAGCTGAAAAAGGCGATCGCTACCAGCGGCTTTGAGATAGCCAAAATCACCGCCGCCGGCGCAGCCCGGAAAAAGGATGGTGTACTCACTAAAACCTTCAGCCTTACCGGCATGGACGAGCAGGTTATGACCGTGCAGGTCAACGACAGCGGCGACATTTCCGGCCTGAAACTGAACGGCAAAAACGTGCCGTTTACCCACGTCACAACAATCCCCGATCTGGGACGCCAGCTGGCCGCGCTGTTTAAGAAAGGCTCAACGGCATTTCAGAAGGCGCTGGCGCGCAAGATGGCACGCGTCGCCGCCAGTAAGGACGATTCGCCGCAGCCAAAGCGCGGCGTGAAATCGTCGGTACAGCTGCTGGCCGAAGTGCGCCAGCAGCGTGACGCGTACAAAGCGGGAATCGCAGATACCCAGGCGAAAGCTGACCAGCTGACACGGGATGCCGACGTGGCACAGAAAAAAGCGGACAGCTTACAGACCGAGCTTAATCAGGAGCAGGCGATCACCCGCCAGCTGAAAGAGCAGATCGCCCAACTGGAAGAGGCAGCATGATGAATGAGATTTTAAGCAACCGTATGGTGCTGGACCTCCAGAGCCGCACACCTGGCGCAGTGCTGGCGCAGGCGGTTTATGACGGCCTGATGACCGGCAGCAGCGCGGATATGATGCTGGAAAGCGCCACTATCGACGATATCGATCACACCTACCTGGGAAATAAAAGCCTGGTGCCGGGTGCGATGTTTGAGGCGATCAGCACCGAGCGCATGCGTCTGGCGCAGACCATGCGCGCCTTTGTGAAAGCGTTAAACCGTGGCCTGAACGGGACCAATATCAGCGCCGGTACTGATGATGCAGGCGCGGATACAACCGGGCAAAAAACCGTGGGCGGCGCGGTGATTGGTAAAGTGCGCCGTGTGGCCAGCATACCGGTTATGAGTGCGCTGATCCCGTTATCAGACGGACAAAGCGTGTCGCTGGTTTTCCACTCTCCAACTGCTGACAACGGTAAGATCCGCAATCAGGATACGCTGGTGGCGTTCCAGTTCCTGATCAACAAGCGCGATGTGACACACATTGTGGCCCCTATTGGCGGACGGGATGTGTCGCTACAGCAGGTCACGCAGGCGCTTTCAAACCTGATCGAGAAGAACAGCGGCAAATTCACAAAGCAGAAGGACGCCCAGGCTAAGCTGCGCGCCGAAGTGGAAACTACCCAGGCGGAAACGGACAAGCTGGCAGAGCAGCAATCGGCACTACTGGAGGTGGTGGATACACAGACCGCACGCGTGCAGACGCAGCAAGACAATGAGCAGACGCTGCGCGGCAAAGTCGCAGCCCAGCGCCAGATTAATGCCGACCTTACCGGCCAGCTGGCGGCACTGCAGCAGGCGAAAGCCAGTGAGCCTGCAAGCACGGACACTTTCAGCGATCGCACTATCCAGGTTAAAGCGCGCCTGAACATAGACGGACAGGCGACGCTGAGCAACGGCGCGACGGTCCGCTATCACAGCTATGAACAGGACGGCGAGCTTAAAGGCAAGGTGATCATTACCGAGGCAGACGGCACCATGTATGAAATGCTGTCCAAATCCAGCCAGGGCGCGGAAATGGGTAAAGCAGCGACCAAACTGCTGAAGGCTTACCGCACCGGCGCGGCAGAGCCATATAGCGTTGCTGCAGCGCCAGTAGAGCCCACACCACAGCCGCAACCTGAACCACAACCTGAACCACAGCCAGAACCACAGCCAGAACCACAGCCAGAACCACAGCCTCAACCCGACACACCCGCAGCCGTCTGGCGCTATGCGCTGGTAAACCGGCCAGTGGGTATCGGCGCGGTACCGCCTGAATATGCCTCCGTTGCCGACCAGCCAGCAGAAGGCCAGCCATATAGCGGCGTTGCGCGTAACGGCATCATTTCCTACGACCGTCCGCTTACTGACAAAGAGATTGCTGACTTTGAGCTGAAGCTGATCCCGACGCATGCTGATCTCGATGCGCTGGCCGTAACTGTGGCCGACAAGATGAGCGATTACGCCGCACAGTATCTGGAAATGTCCTCAGAAGACCCGGACACCTACGCAAAACAGGTGCGCATGGTTGCCCGTAAAAACCTGACTGGCGTGGCCTACCCGGAAGGTGAAGACCTGACCTATTTCAATCAGGCCATTAACGCCAGATTGCAGATCCTGGAAGCAGGTGAACCAAAGCAGGAAGAGACCGACGTGATTGACGATCGTGAAAATACTGACCCGTTCTGGATAGCGGCGAAACGCCTGGGCGATCTCGTAGGCTGGGCGTCTGACCTGGTAAATGCTTGGGCCGAAGCGCTTGGTTATGGCATTGAGCAGATGAAGCAGGCGGCGGACTATGTGGAGACTAATCAAAGCCCTGAGTATCTGAAGGCTGTAGAAGCCGCGATGATCACCGGCAAGCGTATTCCGCTGGTTGAGGAATTAAACACCTCTGAGCCAGAGCCAGCCCCGCAGCCAGAGCCACAACCAGAACCGCAGCCGGAGCCGGAGCCAGTGCCGGAAGCAGACACCGAAGCGCAGAAGGCGATTGATTACCTTCAGGGGCTGACCTCGCTCGATACCGACGACATAGACGTGATCCGTGCTGGCCGTACCCAGGTCCGTGAGGCCATTGCCGCACTGACGGCCGCGGGTGTATTCGATGAAAACGAATCACTGATCAATGATGCCGTGCAGCATCTGAGCGATCTGCTGGTGGCCGTACAGCGTAACGGGGTGGCCGCATGAGCTTAACCGCACTGCAAAAGTTGGATTTAGCCGATCAGCTGGACGAGCTGATTATCAAAGCCCCGACCGTTAAGGGGCTGGACCTTCTGGATCTGAATGACCAGATGGAGGCGATCATGCTCCAGCTGGGTTATGGCGTTGCGCCAGCACCCGCCACCAGCGAACCGGCACCTGCGCCGGTCACTGAGCCACAGCCGGAACCCGTGAAGGAAGATCAGCCCGTTCCCGAAGTGGTTACTGACTTTCTGGCCGGTAAATTCACCAGCCAAGCGCAGCTGGATTTTGTTGAGACGCTGCGCCGTGTCGGTGACTACATCGGCGTTTATCTGGAGCTGGACGACGCGAGACAACAGACCGCCAGCTGGATAGCCGCCAGCGGCCTCGCTGCTTAAACATCAACCCCGTTTCGGCGGGGTTTTTTATTCCTGGGAACAAAATGCTTAACGAGAAATTACGAAATCTGCTGAGCGATGCTGGCAGCATATTTGCCCTGATCGGGCTGGTGGGCTCACTGCGTAAAGCGCAGACTACAACAGGGCGATCGTCATATGTCGTCACCGGCAAAGGGCAGGAGGTAAAGACGGCGTTTAAGGTGGTGGATGCGCGCCACCTGATTATCTCTAACAACCTCGACGGCACCATAAACCCGCTTTTTCCGGCTGAGTTGCAGCCACGCGACCGCACGCGCCTGACCAGTAAAGTGCAGGTATCCAAAATCGCGGGCAACCTCCGACCGGCAAAGCTGACTAATTCAGGCATGAGCAGCCACGGCGCGCCAATCGTGGGCGCAGATAACGTGGTTGAGTCGGGTAACGGGCGTTCGATGGGGATCACCCGCGCCTATGAGCAAGGGCAGGCCGACGATTACCGCCAGTATTTGATCGAGCACGCAAAAGATTACGGCCTTAAAGCGTCGGATATCGAACAGATGGATATGCCGGTACTGGTGCGTGAACGCATCACCGACGTTGACCGTGCGCAGTTTGCAAAAGACTCCAATCTCTCTGACTTGCAGGAAATGGCGGCGAGTGAGAAGGCATTTGTCGATGCCGAAATGCTCGACGAGCGTCTGATGGCCATATTCAATCCGTCCGACGACGGCAACCTTCTGGCACACTCAAACGACGGCTTTATCCGGGCATTCATGAAAGAGATTGGCGATACAGCGACCGCAGGCCTGCTGACCGAAGACGGGCGCCCGACGAAGCAGCTGATTGACCGTATGCAAAATGCGATCTTTGCCCGTGCCTACAAAGACGAGCGGCTGGTTAAGCTGGTATCCGAAGAGCCGGACCCGGAAATGCGCAATATCCTGACAGCGCTCAACACGGCGGCAAGCGAGTTTGCACAGATGCAGATGCTATCCGGAGACGTACACCGGCAGGCCGTCACCGGGCTGGTGGATGGGGTACAGTCGGTTGATGGTCTCGATCAGCAGGCAATCGCCGCGCTGCAGGATGCTATCAAGCTGGTGCGCCAGGCTAAAGATAGCGGACAGGCCATACAGGAAGTACTGGCGCAGCAGGGATTATTTGAAGAATCCAGCAAAGAGGCCGAAGCGCTGGCGCTGTTTATCGTGGCAAACAACCGCAGCGCGAAACGTATCGGGGCCGCGTTTAAAAAGATGGCACAGATGATCAACGACGAGCTGTTACACCAGCAGCAGGCGCTGGGGGATATGTTCGGCGGGGGAGAGCTGACGCTGACCGACGTCCTGACTGCTGTATCCGGTGAAATAGAAGAGGAATTTGGCGAAGGCAAAGGCATGAACTTTGCCATGTTTGAATCTTCTAAGCATGACACCGAAATTTAAAGGCCAGGTAATGGGCTGAACATATCAGCCCATTAATGGAAACTAATCTTCAAAATTAGGGAATTTTTTCTTAAACCAGTTATAGGCTATTGTGCCTGAAAGCAACTCAACAATTGCATGTCCGGCAGCATATGCCAGAGGGAAACGATATCGCTCTGCCACAAAGTGGCCAGCCGTCTCAACTAAAATCAGAAAGACAATAAAACCCCCTATAACGAGCCAGGGGATTCTTGGATAATTATACTTAGCGTTGAAGCTACAGCCGATAAGCATAAATGTAATTAAAGTTGTACCTATCATTTCCAAGTACTTCATGTCAGTGATGGCAAAATAAATCATTACAAAAAGCGCACCTACGAAAAAGAATAAGTACATGATTTCAAGGTATTTTGGACCGTAATTATTATTGCTATTTGATGGGCTAGGGCCAGGGCGATTATTCATACGTCATCCTTATGTATTTTTGAATCAGTAGAATAGACATTTACGAGAATGTGGTCACGCTAAAAATTACAAACTCCTTACAGTCCGACTCTTCATCAACACAGAGAGCGGAACCACCATGGACCAACCCCCAAACCGTAAAGCCTTTGGCGACATGCTGGCCTTTTCCGAAGGCACAAGCACACATCCCTTAACCCGTATGAATGGCTATGACGTCATTGTGACAGGGCTGGGCGAAAAGCAGGGCGAAGTCTTTACCGACTTCAGCGATCACCCGTTTACACATCGCCGCGCAAAAGAGCTTAACAGCCATGGCCTGGCATCCACTGCAGCGGGCCGTTATCAGCAGCTTTACCGCTACTGGCCTGCCTACAAAAAACAGCTGAACCTGCCTGATTTTAGTCCTGCCTCACAAGAGCGCTTACTCGATCAGCTGCTGAAAGAGCAGGGTGCCTATGCGGACGTACTGGCCGGACGTATCCGCACGGCAATTGGTAAAACTAACGATATCTGGGCCTCACTGACAGGATCGCCGTATGGTCAGAAAACGCATGTCATTGAGACGCTACTCAATGCCTACCAGAAAGCCGGAGGTGTAATTACCGACTAACAGCCGCGCCAGCCTTCAGGGATCGCATAGTCCACGTTTGAGTAGTCGCCGCTTAACGAGTCAACATAGCGGCGGCTTTTTGGGCTTCGATCACCAGTGGACTTAGTTTTAAAACTGGACTTTAGCAACTGATACGCTTCATGCAGTATTCCGCCTTTGCGCTGAAATTCTTCTGCGCGCCGTTCGTTCTGTGCAGCTGACGATGCGGCTGCCAATTGCTTCTGTGTATTCTGGTAAAAACCAAACTTTTTAGCAGGTGCTGACGTCTCAGGCTTGTCTGTAGTCATTTCCAGCGTGTCAGAATTTGATTGTTCCCCATTTAGTATTTTTCTTTTACTGGAGTGATCTCTTACTTCTTGTTGGTCACTTTGACCAGGGGGGGGCTGTTCATTTTGACTAGGGGTGGCGTGGAGAAAATCGTTTTTAAAGAATACTTTAGCAACAATTTTCCTTACAATAGTTTGACGTCCTGAAGGCTCCAGATTGGCCTCTTTCAGTGCATCCAGACTTGCACGAACAAACGACAGCGCTTTGCTGGTGAATGTGTATTTACTGGGCTTGCTGACGCTATGATTTTTAACGTCTCGCTGTTCTTCATAGCTGAGGATACCCAGCTTGACGGCTAAGCGATAAGCGCGCTGAACGGTAGAGATACTGCACCCTGCATCTTCAGCCAGATTTCTGAGTGACTTAACGATGATGAAGTCAGACGTTGAACCAGCCAGGTTGCAGGCAAATTTTAAAACGCGTGTGAGTGATTTTGGTAGTGGGGAAAGTTCAATTATATGAGTGAGATTGAAGCCTGAAATTCGGATAGATCTGTGTTCGTTATTTGAGCGATGTGCGGGAAATGTGTTGCCGGGATCGGCGCTATTAGATACTATAGGCACGTCTTTTGTTCCTAATTGTTCGGCACAGAGACACGTCTCAGTTCCTTTTTAGGTCGGGAACTAAGGCACGTTGTCATCCACGAGACACAAGGTGCAATGCCTGCGTCACAGTGGTTTAAATGGCAACTTCCTGTCAAAGAAGCTGTTCGGCACAACGCCGGTGTGGTCCGCAAAACCACGCAAAGTTGTTGAAAATCGTCTGCGCTAACAGGCGATTTTTTTTCGTCCTCTCATTCAGTCGCTAAACTGAATTTGAGCGCGGATGATAAACGCGATCCGAAAAAGGATCAACACTCAGTTTTTTCCTAATTTTTAGTTTTGACTAAAACGTGCCCCAGTTTTCAGGGCACGGTTTTCTTCTTGCCTTATTATTTTGGGTTAATCCATAGCAGTGGTGTTGAGTCCACAGCTGGCGGGCGCGTTTGTGGTAATGTGTGCTGGTGGGCTGATCCGATTGGCAGTGTTGCCGTCGCATTTGTGCCGATTGATTCCAGCATTGCAGCGACAATCTGCGCATCTTCAGGCGTATCCATACGGCATAATGCCGCCTGCTGGGCTTTACTTAAAAACAGCGGCATGTTAGCCAGCGCATCCTTCATAATCCGGCGTCGCGCCTTTGCCACGGTGCCTGCACTCTCGATCATCAGCTGCGCGCTGCGCAGACGTTCCTCCAGCTCCAGACGCTTGCCGTGCTCGATGTGGAGCGCCGATTCCAGCAGCGAAGAATCCGCAGATTCCAGCATGGCCGTCTGGCTACGCAGGGTTTCAAAGTGCTGGATAATGTCAGCCGCCTGATTTTCTGAATACCCCTTTTCCATTAGCCCCGCGTGAATGGCGTCGGCGCGTTCATTGGCCGATTCCAGCAGCAGTGCAGGGTGATCCTGGCTGATATAGTTCGGATTGGTCACGTAGTCGAAGCCGTGAAAGCTGGTCACTTTTGAAATGGCGTTATCGTCGCCGCCAGTCGCCCAAGACCAGCCACCAGCGCGGGAACGGTTCATGCCGTCAACGATGTTGCCAGGCTCGGTGTCCAGAATCTCCTGAACGTGAGTCACGATGCCGTTATCATCCACGCTGGCCTCCAGCGTACGGTTTGATGGTACGTTTTCCAGCGTGACCGGCTTACCGTCAATCATGACGACTGCAAATTCCGGCAGGTTTAGCCGTCCGGTCTTCGCGTAATAGGCGGCGCGACGTCCGTGGCCGTAATAGCCGAACATTTCTCCCAGCTGAATGCGCTCCTGAGTTTCGGGGCTGGCGAACGTTTCGCGCACCGATCGCAGCAGGTAATTGCGGTCATTCTGTGGAGTAAAGCGGCGGATTTTATCAATCAGGGAAAAACGATCCGTTACCGTGCGGAGTGCTTCCATAACTTCCTCTTAATTACTATGGGATGCCCCGTAAAGCGGCGGCAGTGCTGGCGGTTGCCTGCACGAAAGGATGGTAGAAAGGTTGTAATTTATGGGGTTAGTGATTCTTTAATAATGGCTGGATCTATTGACCAGTGGATAATTTCACATAAGACATATTGAATTTATCAGCACGGTGGCTATAGTGTGCGCGCCGCTGAAGAGATCCAGCGGCCAGGCTTGGAACCCTGAAAAAGCATGAGAACTGGCACATTGTGCCTTCGGCGCTACCACGTCCGGATTACTCCGGGCGTATCTATGGTGGCGTTGGTGGGGCTACCTTCGGGTAGGCCGGTTTTCTTGTGCACCGGTAGTTCCAACCCTGTCAACGTCACCACCCGGAGATTGGAACCTCCTGTAGTGACGCTTCTTTTCGCACAAGGAGCATTTCATGCCTGACATCCCCGACACGCCACCCCCGGCGACACTACTGTTTGAGCGTGCTATGACCGCTATCAGCCAGACTGAAAGCGTCATCTGCCGTCGTGCCAAATGGGGTAATACACCCGTTCACGTTTTTACTCAGAATGACGCTGACAGCCAGAAGACATTTATCGTCATGGGTGAAACGGGCGTGCTATTTTTCTATGATCCTACGCCTGAAGATATTCTATCGTCAGACTGGCAGGTCATTTCGCTGCTACACTGAATCGGCAATTTGTCATAGTGTCGCAAATTAGAGCTGATTCAGGTTTCAGCGGTTAATTCAGTTTAAATAACTCCGCTTGCCAGATCGTCTCTTTCGGGCGTATATATGTCAGTACCAGGCTGAATATATAGTAGTGTCTGCCCGCAATTTAAGATTAATAATAAGAATCAATATCACTATCCTTTTCCTGTATAATCAGGATCATCCTTGCTTAAGGAATTAACATGTTAAAAGCAAAGAAATACTACGTGTCTTTTCATTATGAAAGCGGCACGCTGCTGCACAGGGAAGGCTGTAACTTACTCCCGAAATCGCCTGAAAGCCGGACTTTTATCGGCACCCTCTATACGTCGCAGCAGGCAATGACAGTAGCGGTGGTACATCATCGTAATACTGAACACTGCCCGGTATGTCTCAAGAAACAGAACCCCGAAGAGGCTGATGCCCGTAAAGAGCAGTTCGCAAGCCTCAGCCAGAAACGGCGCACCGTAAATACAAAGAGACCTGTGTCTAAAGCAAAACCGGAGGTAGTGATAGCGACACAGAAATGCCAGTCCGATGGGGGGGCAAAAGTTATGCCAGCAGCAGCCGTAATGAAGAGCGCAATGGCTCAGCCGCAGCACGGCCCGCAGCAGGTTGTGAGAATTAAAAAAGGTGTTGAAGCTGTTGCTGTGCAGCACTTTGTTTACAGTTGGCCTGATTAGCTGCATCTGATACCACAAAAACAGTCTCCTGATAACTGGCTGTCTGTTACCGCATGAAGGCTTACCTGCGTGCGGTTTTTTTTCCTGCAATTAATACGTTAACAAGTATTCATGTAATAACGCTTATTAATAATCAGCGTGATTTACTAAGCCAGTAATAGTCATTTTAATTATCCGGGCAAAATTACCTCTTGTTTTGTCCATGGAAATTAGATAACACCGGGAAGTACAACCTTGTAAGGCTTAACTCTATATGGTTTTTTTGGTCTGGCATTATTCTCAAAAATTATGCTGAATTGGCTATATATTTATGAAGTGAAAATTTAAATTCAGTCACTTACATGTTGCTGAATGGTGAGGTTTTAAACAACGCGATTAATAATTAGTGCAGGGTAAATCTATAGTTCGTTAAAAAATGTTTTTAAAAGTAAAACTAAAATGCTAAGTTTTGTTAACGCAGGCGGGCTAATGTGAAAAAGGTTGTTATATAAATTTTACATACATTCATCTGTCGCTATTACGGGTTATGGATAGCCATGAATAGTACCAATTCCGAATGATAATTTCGTTACGCACAGCACCTCTGTTTTTGTCATCCAGGTATATCCGCATTGATAAGATTTTTATCAACCGCACACCCCCTGAAAGTGGCGTGCGGCCTTTTTTTATTGGTTGTCAGCTGCCGGGTGTCGTCACGTAACGCGCAAATGCCACCAGCTCTTCATGCGTCCAGCTGGCCGGATCGGAGCCGTCAGGCGCGGATTCATTCATCATTCCGCTGCCGCCTTCATCCTCCTGCGCATCCGCTTTCTTCCTGCTCTTCTCAAATTCCGCCAGCATCTTGTCGAGCGTGCCGCCGTCCATTTTCAGCTGATCGCTGAACAGGTAGCGCATGAACGTGTCATTTTCCGCCAGCTTGTTGTTGGCCTGTAGCGCGTCCATGACCTGCACCATAAGGGTAATGAAGTTGGCGCGGGCGTCCATTTCGCGGCTTTCTTCTTCCTGAATGGCGGTGTTCATGGAGTTAAACTGCACGACATAGGGCCGATCGTTAACCGGGTACACCTTGCCGTATTTGAACGCCAGGTGAATATCGATCAGTCGGTAAATCATTTCCTGCGCACTCTGTCGCAGCCACTGCGCCCGGAGTGCCGCCTGAATGGCCGTCTGAATCCAGCCGCCTTCACCCAGTCCGCCAGCCATCTGATCGGCCCAGCCCAGCATAGTTGAGTCTATACCGAGCGCGGCGCACAGCTGGCGCAGGTGAAACATCACGTCCTCAATGCCGGTAATGTCGGCGGGTATCGACTGCGTATCAATCGTAATACCGTTTTTACCATCACCCATCACCGGGATCACATGGTTCATCACGGTTGGCATGGTGTTACCGTTCACGGCTTTTTTCTGAAGCGCTTCGCCATGGCGCTTAAGCGTCTGCGATACGGTGCGGGTATAGTTCGCGCCTACAACCGGATCGAGTGAGTTGGTAGTCAGGGCAATCAGGCGGTCAATTTTTGCGGCATTATAGCGCGTTGCCTTCAGCGCATTCAGCGCCCCCACAAGATTCAGGAAGGGTTCATAGGCATGCGCCAGGAAGCTGGTGCCATAGTTCTGCGTCTCCGCAACCTCCTTATCTTCTTCCTCCGACAGCAGAGAGTAACCGCGATTCCCGGACGTCACAGGCTGAACGTTGCGCGTGGGCGTCCAGTACGGATTTTTCATCGGGACCAGTGACCACGGCGTAGACAGTGTGCGGGTATGGGTATCAGGTGCCAGCACGTAATCACCGCCAAAACCCACCAGCTGATCGCCTTTATAAAACTCTTGAATGAAGTAGGGCAGCGAGTAATAGCTATTTTCCAGACTGGTGATCCCCTTGCCGGTACGGGCATAGGGGCGGACATAGGAGACGCCGAAAATCGCCATGGTCATAGCCAGCGACGGCAGATGCCGGTTAATCATCGCGCCGAGATCGTCCTGCAATTCTTTAGCCCGCGCCGTGCCTTCTGCGTCAGACGGATCAACCGGCACGATAGAGAACGCCAGACCGGTTTTTTTGTCCGGCGCGAGTGCGTGGCCAATGTGGATATTCAGTGCGGCTGAGCACGTCGGGCTGTTAGCCATTTCCTCCAGAATCGCATAGCGCTGCAGCCGGTCCAGTGGCAGCTCCGCGCCCAGGTAAAGACTGTCGCCGGCAGAGGTCATTTCCCCCGCCTTCCCCTCGTTGTATGCCATTGCCGCCAGCCCGGAGCGAGAGACAACCACGTTTTGCCCGTTAGTCCAGGCGAGGCTTTGCGGTGCATCTGCTGCAGCGCCCCGGAATGCCTGCCTCAGTGCGCCTAAAACAGACAATGCCTTTTTTTTAGTAGCCAAAGTTATACGCCCTATTTAATAAACCTTTAGAATCAAATAAAGCATATTCGCTTTATGCAATCTGAGGGAAAGTTACACAGTGGAAAATCCAGCAAATAGGGCGGTGCAGGAGGCGGGATCGGTTGAGGAACTGATCCGGCTGGTCATGCGCTTGCACAAACAGCGGACCGTAGTCGCGTTTGGCGTGACCAAGCGTGAAGGCGTGAGTCTTCAGCGTGAGCGCCGGAGTGCAAACGACAATGCGATCGCACTGCTTAACTCACTGCCGCAGGGCTTCGACGGCAACAAACTGACTGATGAACAGCGCCGGGTACTGGCGGGCTACAGCGGTGAGGGCGGTCTGGAAGGAAGCGGCGGCAGTCAGTATGAGTACTACACACCGCCATTCATGGCCGAGGGTATATGGGATCTGTTTTCGGATTACGGTATTACCAGCGGTCACATGCTGGAGCCGTCAGCCGGTACCGGCGTTTTTCAGGAGACAAAACCAGCTGGCGCTATGATGACGTCAGCAGAGATTTCTGACACGTCCGGACGTATCAACCAGCTGCTGCACCCGGAGGATGATGTTCGCCTGAGCGCATTTGAGAAGCTGGCGGCATCCGTGCCGGATAACAGCTATGACCACGCCGTAGGTAACGTGCCGTTTGGCGACTCGCGCACAGGCTTTGCCGAGCTCGACCCGGCTTACCGCGATGAAACCAACGTTGGCCATTACTTTGTGATGCGCACCATCGACAAGGTGAAGTACGGCGGGCTGGTGGTGCTGGTGGTTCCTAACGGCATGACCGACGGCGGCGGCAACAACAAGAAGCTGCGCGATCGCGTCTCCCGCGTGGCGGAGTTCCTGGGCGCGCATCGCATGCCGTCCGGCACTTTTGCCGAAAGCGGCACCGCAACGGTGGTGGATGTGTGGGTACTGCGTAAGCATACCGAGGCGCTGACTCAGCTGGTTCATGACAGCGATGATCAGTCTCTTGAGGCGGCAAGCGTGCTGTGGCCAACGTTCATCCGGGGCAAGTGGTTTGAAACCGAAGGCCGTCGCTTTGTTCACGGTGAAACCGAGCGATCTGACTTCAATAATATTCTGGTGGTCAAAAAAGATGGCCAGCTGACTAATGAGGCCATGAAGGCCGCACTGTCACGCCGCTTTGACAGCCGCATTGACTGGGATCAGCTGGGTACCGCTGCTGCTGTCTGGCAGTCGCCGGTTGAAGGCGACAAGCGCCTCCTGGCTGGCGTCTGGCACACCTACGACGGCACCCGGTTTATCAAAGACGCCACCACGGCATCGAGTGGGATTGATGCGAACCGGTTCGGCGCGGCCACGTTTGGCGATCTCCAGACAAAAACGCGCACCATTAACGGCATGCTGTCGCTCGATAGCCGCGAACTGTACGCCGCCAGCATCGAATACCCCCAGCTGTTTGACGATCGCACCCATGCTGCGATCCGTTTCGCCATGCAGCAGAAACCGGGCCACCGCTGGCGCGTTATGCGTGCCTCGATCATCGGTTTGCGTATCAATGACGCGCTGAATACGCAGATGCTGGGCGGCGACGCCAGCGGCATCATTGCCGACGCTGCCCGCCTGGTGAGCGAAGAAGTGGGCCAGTACGGCACGCCGAAAGGCCTGAAACTGGCGGGGCTGTCTGACGCCAGCGCGAAAGGCTGGCTGAGTTTTCAGGCCAACGTGAGCCGTGAGGGCGATCTGTCAGCGCTGCTGAACGGCACAATTGACCGCAGCGAAGCCGTGGCAGTCGATTTCTCCAGCCCGGAGCAGGTGGTATCACACCTTTTCAGCGACGTTGATATGGTCCCGGTTGCGCTGGCCGCTTTCCGTGCCGCGTTTACCGGCCAGCTGCCGGAAGATGACGACGCGCTACTGGCGCACCTGGCGACGTTCCCGGAGATCGCCCTTGATGGCAACGGCAACATCATGCCGCTGGCACGCGCCACCAGCGGCAACGTGCGTGGCAAAGTCTCCCGCCTGGCGGGGCTGATTGATGATGCGCCGGACGGCCCGGTAAAGGCGAACTATGTCCGCCAGCTGGAAGCCATTAACGAGAAGCGCAAGCACACGCCGGTTGAAGACATTACGGTAAACCTCAATGCCCGCTGGCTGGACCGTCGCCTGATCAAAGAGTTCCTGATCGAGCAGGGCTTTGATGACTTCAAATACTCGCAGGATCTGGAAAACGACAATGGCTATCTGACCGCAGAAGACAACTACGCGGGCAAGGACGGCGTTTTCTCTGGCTATCAGGTTCGATCTGTCACCAGCAAAGGCGGCGTGACCGAGTTCAAGCGCGCCAGCTACAAAGACGGCTTCTACAACCAGCTGGAAAATTACCTCAACGGCGTGAAGCCACGCGGGGTAAACGCCAATGTGTACCTGAAGCGAATCAGTGAGCTGGAGTCGCATTTCAATGACTGGCTTCGCACGCATCCGGACGTGGAAAACGTTGTCAGTGATTACAACGACGCCTTTAACGGCTACGTTCCGTTTGAGCACTCTTCTTCCTCGCTGCAGCTGCAGCAGATCAGCGGCAAACGTCTCCCGCTGAGCTATCAGAATGCCGAAGTCCGGCGCCTGTCAGAAGACGGCCGCGGCATCATGGGCTTTGGAACAGGCTTGGGTAAAACCACGACGGCGCTGGCGCTGGAAGCCTACAACTACGAGGTAGGGCGCAGTAAGCGTACCGTTTACGTCGTGCCGAAAGCCGTCCTCCAGAACTGGTATCACGAAGCGCAGAGCTTCTACAGTGCCGAAGCCTTCCAGAACATGCTGTTTGTCGGGCTGGATGAAGTGCGCGGTGAAGATGGCCAGATCATGCAAGCCCAGGAGCGTGACGAGAACAACGAGCCGAAACTGGACAAAGACGGCCAGCCGGTGATGCGTAATGTGGTGAAAGAGTCCGCGGCCGCCACTGTGCTTGAGCGCATGAACATGATCCCGGTCTCCAACTACCGCGCCGTGGTAATGACTAAAGAGCAGTTTGGCGATATCCCGATGCGCCCTGAGACTATTGAGGAAAACTCCAGCCAGGCAGTCTTTAACCAGATTGAGAATGGCCGCACGGACCTGATGAAGTCCACGCACCGCGCCGCCACGTCCCGTAACAAACTCCGCGACAAAGCCGCCGATACCGGCACGAAGAAAAAGAGCCAGATCCCTTACTTTGAGGATATGCACTTTGACAGCGTGATCGCAGACGAAGGGCATAACTACCGCAACTCGCACAGCGCCGGACGCGAAGCAGGCCAGCTGGCCTACCTGCCTAATCCGTCTGTCTCCAAGATTGCCCGCGATATGGCCGTAAAAAGCCAGTACATGATGAAAAAGTACAACGGCCGCGGCGTCGTTATGCTGACCGCAACGCCGCTGGTTAACTCACCGATTGACGCCTTTAACATGCTGTCACACGTCGTGTCGCTGGATGAGTGGAAGGCGATGGGGATACTGACGCCGGATGACTTTGTGCGCGTATTCGGTGAAACCGACACTGTTACTGTCCAGAAGATTTCAGGCGAACTGGAGGACAAGCAGGGGCTGGTAGGCTTCAAAAACCTTGATGGTCTGCGCGGCATCTTCCATCGCTGGACGACGCTTAAATCTGCTGCTGACGTGAAAGACAGCGTGAAGATCCCAGGCCTCGACGAGAAAACCGTTGGCGTGCCGATGACGCGGGACCAGAAGGAGCTTTATGAAGAGCTCCGCGTGCGCGCCAGCCGTATCGGGCAGAAGGAAATCGTACAGGACAATGGTGACGGCCACATTTCCATTGTGCAGAACGACGACGATTTCATTTTCTCTGTTATCCGCGACATGGATAAGGTGGTTATCGATCCGGACCTGTACCGCTCCGCTATCACGTTCCGCTTCCGTGAAGAGGACGTAGAACTAGCGAAACAGGTGGCGCGTGCGCTGCCGGGTGAGGCCGGTGGCCAGCTGCTTGCCGGTGATGATGAAGAGACAGCTGAGGATGCGGAAACCGGCCTTACCGATACGCGCACCAGCAAGGTAGTCAAAACCACGCTGAAGGATCGCGGGGGCGTCGTGGAGCTGGTGGTGAGCGACATGCTGGAGCAGCAGGTACTGGACGCAATCGCTGCTGCCGGTATCAGTATGCAAAACGTCTCACACCCGGTACCGCCAAAGTATGCCGCGCTGATTGATAACCTGAAGGCAGGCCTGCCGGACGGTAAGCAGATCATTTTCATGGATGAGAAGTCCCAGCACAACAAGCTGCGCCGCATTATCGCCAGCGCCTTGGGCCTGACAGAGCAGCAGATAGGCATTATCAACGCTACAACAGTCAGCCAGGCGTCCGGCGTGAAAGTGAAGCCTGTGAAGAAACCGGTTGAGCCGGTGGAGAAAGCGGACGGCAGTTTTAAGGACGGTGCATGGGACAAGTATTATCAGGATCTGGCGCGCTATGAGGATTATCAGGCCGCAATGAGTGACGCCTCGCTGGCCGGTATGGAAGGGATCGCCGCCGACTACAACGAAGGCCGCACGCCAATCATCATCTGCAATAAAAAGGCCGAAGTGGGGATCAACCTGCACAAAGGCACCGCCGATACGCACCATCTGACACTCCCCTGGACGCCAGCAAGTATCGACCAGCGTAACGGACGCGGCGCCCGCGTGGGCTCTGAGCGCGACACCATGCGCGTGCATTACTACTGTGGCAAAGGGTCATTTGACGAGTTCCGCCTGGAGACGCTGCAGCGCAAGAAAAACTGGATCAACGACGTCATGAAATCTGACGTATCCAGCATCAGAAACGGTGATGTGGAGTCCAAAGAAGAGCAGAGCCTGCTGCTGGCCGCTAACCCGGAAGAGCGCCGCGCTCGCGTGGATGCACAGCTGAAAGCTAAGCGTGAAGCGGACCGCCAGCAGGCCGAGCGTGAAGCCGCTGCCGCGCTGGATATCTACCTGAAGGCAAGCGTTGCGGCTGCTACCCCCGTAGAAGTACTGGAAGACAACATTACCAAGCTGTCTGCTGCCTTTGATGCGATCAACGGCGATGTTGATGGCTTTCGCGAGGATGTCACCGAAGCTGAAGCCGCCTATAACCTTGAAGTTGAGAAGTATGGCAAACGGTCAGCGGATCAATGGCGCGGTCAGGATCGTCGCGTAGCGCGTGCTGCACTGCGTGATGGCCTGGCGAAGCAGAAGAAGCTGGAGCAGGAGCTGGGCGGCGCACGTAAGGCACTCACTCGTTCCAAAAGTGCGGCCAGCACCATCAAGCGCTCCCGCGGGGAAGTAGAGCGCGCCATTAAGTCAGGCACACTTGAAGTCGATCCGGACGTGCTGCGCGCCCCGGAGCAGTACATGAAACTGCCTGATGGCCAGCTGCTACGAATTGGCGCGACATATGAAATCTGGCTCAACGATGACCGCGAAGAAAAGGGCGTATTCCAGATTCGTAAATTCTTCCCGGAGAAAAATACGGTTGAGGTAGAGCTTATCCATAAGCCGCTGCGCTGCTATACCGGTCCGAACGTAGGCGCCTTAGCTGAAATGCCGTCTGCGCTGGTGGGCGATCGCGTGGATATCACCAGTGACCAGGCAAAAGCGCTCCAGACAGCTGCGAAAGGCATCGAGCCGACAGACCTGGCTGACACGCTGAGCCGTGCTGACTTCTACGCGGCCATTCACGCGGGCGTCCTGAATGTGCGCACAGACGGATGGCTGTACCGCGACAGTGACGGCAGGCTGAAACTGGCTTACCTCAGCGGCACGATCAGCGCCAGCGAAGAGCGACCGGCTGAAACGTGGCTGTATCCGGACCACAGCGACGAGCAGCTTAAGCGCGAGCTTTATCAGTACAGCGTGGATAACAACATCTACAGCGCGCAGGGTTTCTTTAAGGCGATGTTTGGCCGCAACTACGACACGGCATTGCAGGCTTACGGGAAGCAGGCGGGCATGGCGGACGTGGTTAAAGTCTTTAAGCGGCTGGTGGCTGAGTTTGAAGCAAACGACTCCAGAAAGCGGACGATGACCGGCGCAACGGATGAAGAAGCGCACGCCGCTTTCCTGGGCGCAGCGCAGGATCGTTACTACTGGAGCAACGTGATCAGTGTTCGCCAGTTCCGTAACGGTATGGAAGGTTTCTCCAACCGTAACGAGTATGAGGTGATATTCGATCAGCTGCGTAACGAGATGGCCGACGGCAAGATGCAGGCAATCAGGTCACTGACAGAGCAGTATGCCGCCGCGGCGCTGCAGCAGTTCCGCCAGATGAGCGAAAGTGACAGCCAGGCAGGGGTTGCTGTGCTGCTGGTTAAGTCAAAGTTTGACGCACAATCTGACATTACACGACCGGCCACCATTACCGAATCGCCTGCGGCAGTTTATCTGCGTGCCGGCGTTTCACTGGGCGCGCTCGATGAAGCAGCGATCAGTGCCGAAACGTTTACCTCATCCTCCGCCATTATGAGCCGGTTAAATGAGGTTTATGCGTGGCTGGAGCAGATCGAGAAAGGCGGATACCGGGATTACGCTGTAACGTGGGATGACTACAAAGGGATGATTACCGGCAAGCTGTCACCTGATGCTGTGAAGGCGCGCCGCGACGAGGCTCAAAGACTAGCAGCGGCAGCGGCAACGACCGTGCGCACCGCACAGGTACATAAGCAGTCCGATGGCTTCCAGGTCATGAAAAACGAGCAGGAGCTGGTGGCTTCGCGCAAGTGGAGGAACCGCACCTTTAAAATCGACTTCCCGGCTGGTGGTGCCTACGTGCTGACGGATACCAGCGACACGCCGGTACTCAAGCGTAAAGCAGTGCGTGACCTCATAAAGGAGAAATACGGCGCGAAATTCTGGAACTTTGAAGAAGATCCGGTAGCCGGAAACGAGTTCACACAAGCCGCCTGGCTTATCCCTTCCTCCCATGATCTCGATGCGTTACGCAGCGATATTGTAAACGCATAATTCAGGAGCGGCCCGCAAGGGCCGTCTAATATGACCACACTGATTGATACCATTAAACCGACTGAAACCTACATCGAGAGCCTGCTACCGCTGGCACTGGACGGGCGAACCGAAGAAGCATTTTCACTAAACTATCTGGAAAATTTAGTAAAGCGCGTCAGCAGTGCGAGACTCGCATACCGGGCTTTCGGCCCATGGTGGCCTGCGATTAAAACGTTATTGCTGGAACGTACTACTAAATTTGGGCAGGTAGTTGAAAGTGACATCGCTGAGATATATTCACTTTCACGTCCTGCCCTCACGATCATTGCTGCTCATCTGTATGCTGACGAGCGCACTGAGAACGATGCAGTATTCAGTGCTTACCATCTGCTTCCTGTTGTGCCGTCCGCGGAT